TTCGTATGCAGCCATAATACGACGAAACCGCCCCATTGGAGCGGTTCATGTGACGCTTTTTGAACTGGGCCAGTCGTGCTTTCGCCTGGCGCAGTGCTTGCGGTTTAAGTTTTCGTTTCTGTTCCTTTTTGGAATGGTGTTGCCAGTTTGGTGTGGTCATGACACTAGTTTACTGAACCCTTTTACTTTATCAAATTTTATCACCTTGTCAAATTTATCCATGAGATCGTCAGTCTTGTGTGAGATAACGAACACATGAGCATCCTGAATGACGTAACGAATAATATTTGTGAAGAAATCTGTTCCTGCACCATCCAAAGAACTATCGAAAATCTCGTCTAGGATGAGAAGATTTGTACTGGCTGAATTTCTAAGTTTAGCAATGTCCCTCCAGGTAAACAAGAGAGAAAGGTCAATACGCATCTTCTCACCTTCACTAAACGATTCATAACTAAAATCTTCGTGAACTGGTGACTTGATAACCTCCTTAAACTCCTCATCCAATGTGAAATTGATGTAGAAGTCCATCATCTGTAGATACTTGTTTATCTGCTGATTCATAAGAGGCAGATACTTTTTGATGATTTTGGACTTTACTCCACCATCTTTCATCAATGAATGAGCGAACTCGTAATAATTAACCTGTTCCTTTTCTGTAGATCTTTCTTTTTCTAATGTTTCAAGATCTTTTATTAAGTTTTCAAGGGCTTGACGTTCAGAATTTCTGTTTTGAATTTGTTCGGCAATTTCTTGAATTTCATGTCCAAGATTTCTGATTTGTTTGTTAAGCCCAGTAATTTTAACATTGTTGTGGGAAATGTCATTGTTGAGTCTATTAATCTCCGTAGAATAAGATAAAAATAGTTTGTCTTTTTCTTGTTCTACATTGATTGCATCCTCCAACTCTCGGTATCCGTCATTGAGTTCTTTGGATTTCTCCTCTATATCGGCAATCTTATTTAAGCGAAATTCATTTCCAATGCTTTGGGTACATGTAGGGCAAACCGAATTTTCTTGAAAAAACTTATGATCAGATACTAAAGTTTGTATTTTTTGTTCAAGTTTTGCTTTGATAGTACTAAGTTTCTTCAAAGTTGAGTTAGTATTGTTTAGTTCTTCTAACTTTGGTTGAAGATCTCTTTCAATAACCGTCAGGGTAGATTCATTATCGGTATTGAGTTCATCAATTTCATTTTCAATATTTTGAATACTTTCTTTCTTTCTTTGAATACGATCTTGACCACTCTTATCCAAATCTTTGATGAAACTTTCCTGCATCTCAATCTTATCTTCAATCATATCTTTTTTGATTGAATATTCACGAATGAGTTCATTTGTTCTACGCATTCTCTCTTTGAGAATACTATTCATTGTAGAAAAAATCTTAATATCCAAAAGATCTTCAACGATCTCTCTACGATTAGAAGAGGTCAACTGCATGAATGGGACAAAAGTAGCAGATCCCAAAATTACAGTTTGAGTAAATGATTTATAGTTGAGTTTGAGAATACCTTCTTCTAATTTCTTTTGTTGATCTTGTGCTGCAGAATCTTGATCTTGAACTTTACCATCGATCCAGATTTCAAAGATATTTGGTTTAATTCCTCTGACAACTTTATATTCTTTATTTCCAATAGAGAATTCAATCTCTACAAGACAATCTTTCTCATTTACAGAGTTAATGAGTTGAGGTTTATTGATTTTTCTGAATGGTTTATTATACAACACAAAAGTAAGAGCATCCAAAATGGTACTCTTACCAGAACCATTCGTTCCGACAATCAGGTTTGTTTGAGCGTCTTGAAAATCTACTTCGGTAAACTGATTTCCAGTAGAAAGAAAATTACGCCATTTAATCGTTTTGAACAATATCATATTTTCTAGGAGGAATCACAAAATCATCAGGGGTTATGATAGCGTATTTGTAATTATACTGATGACACGCTTTAATTGCAAGTTCTGGATCTATTTCAACAACTTCCATTTCAGGATGATCATCTGCTTCTAAAAGACCTGCAAATCTTTCTGCATCATCTTCATCCTGAAAGAAGTATAAGGTTTTTTCGCCATAATCATTCGCAACAGCATAAGCGCCGTCTTCGTCTCCATATGGCGTGATCATGTACATACTTATTCTATTTCGCAAGCTTCTTGATAGACCTCTCGCAAAAGTTTTTTGACCTTTTCTTTATCTAGATCAAAATCAGAGTCTTCAACATATTTATTTAAAATAGTGATTGTGTCTTCTATTTTCTCTTGATCAAAATCCACATCATCGTCATTAACTTCAAAGTTTTCGACGATTTTAATATCTACGACTCCTGTCTTATAGATCTTATCTACAAACTTTTCAAAAAGAAGTTGATCAGATTTTTTACGAACAACGATCTTTACAATCTTATCTTTACAAGAAGTTGTATTGAATAGTTTTGGATTCTGGTCTTCATAATAAATCCTCTCAAACATGTTGTGAGGATTTTGAACAAACTCTAACTCAAAACTTTCCGTGTCAAAAAAGTTAAATCCTCTTTTATCATCAACGTCATTCCAATAAAGTTGATAGGGATTTCCGAGGTAAAAAATCTTTCCATTGTTTGAACGAGTGTGATAATGTCCAGAACAAACAATTCTAAACTTATCGAAAACGTTCACTTCCATTCCATGTTGTTGAATATTGCCAGGATAAACACTAAATCCCTGAAGTTCAAGATGACCAAAAACCGCTTTTGATTTAGTTTTGGAAAGTTTTTCTAAAGTTTCTTCACGATTCTCAGGAGAAATCCAGGGAATCATAAATGTCTTCAATCCAGCAACTTCATATTCACCTGGGCTAGAAATGGGAACAATGTTGTCATACTCTCTTAGCAGGGACTCAATAGAGTTGACTTCATTGGTATTTTTATAATATGCATCATGATTACCCACAATCTGGTACACAGTGATACCAAGATCTCTGAATTTATCATAAACATTTTCTTTTGCCCAGTTTAGACACCAGAAATCAATAGATTTACGACTATCAAATGCATCACCTAAGTGAATACAATGTTTGATATTTCTTTTTTCTAATTCGGGAAAAAAGACATCTTCGTAAAACTTTTTAAAATAGTCATGAAAGGTTTTACTACCTTTTCTAGCACCATAATGGGTATCAGTTATACAAGCAACTAAAGTCATTGATACATCTTTGTTTGAATTGCATCTTTAATACTATTATACTCTGCGGCATCAATTCCGTCACCATCAACAGTAAACACTTCATCATATCCTGACCGTTCAATAATTTTAGAACGAATCTCCATTTGTTTCTTTTCTTTTTGAATTCTTCTCAGAAATGCGTAGTGAATAATCTGAGTAAAATAAGCAAAAGGATTTGAAGATTTTTCTGGATTAAAGTTATGAATATACTGCACACAATTCTCAATACCGTCACAGATCATGTCCTCACGGAACATGTAGTTGACAAAGTTTGGTTTATAAGATAGGTGTGTAGCAATCTTTAGAAAACACTCACCGAGATAGTTGGTAATACGAGGTTTAGGATCACCTTTTTCTGCGGCTACTTTTACCTTCCTCTTATATTCACATATCGCTTCAAGGAATTCTTTATTGTTTACATAATGTTCGGATCTTTTTCTTTTTGGTGCCTGCATTTCATGAGTCCTGCTGTTATTAGATGTTCTTATTATAACAGAATGTTCGGCTATTGACAATACCCCATAAAAATTGGTACAATGACTCTGTGGAGTTTCAAAGATTAGCTATCTTTAATATCTTGGCCTCTATAAAGTTTTTCAAACCTTTTTCTTGCTTCAGACACTGATGACAAATAGCCCATCTCTGCACTTACTGGGCTCTTTGAGTTTTTGTTTTGTTGTTGTTTTAAAAACTTGTGATACATTTCAATTGTTTCTGGATCACGAACTTCACTGATCGTAAGAACTTTATCCATATCCAGTAAAAATGTATCATCATCTGCAAATTTAAGCCAAGGATCTATTTTATATCCCTGCATACCAATCTGTTTCATAACAATAACTTCTATAGTAACTGGATTATTAAGTATTAACATTGTCTTTTCATCTTCTTCAGATGGACAAACAATTGAAAATATCTCTTCTCCAGAAATTAATTTAATGACTGCATAGAAATCTTCTTCCATCATTCTTTTAAATTTACCTGTATAAATTCGTAATTGAAATTCTCTTCATTATAAATTTTAACTCTTTCTATTAGATGGTTAAGGGTATAATTTTTTCTTGAATTTTTAGTGCAATCATCAGCAATATCATATAAAACTGCTTGAGTTTTATTATCACCCTTTCTTAGAACTCTTCCGATTGATTGGAGATTACGGATTCTAGACTTCGAAGGTGAAGCAAAAATAACATTATGTAGATTCTTAATGTTAATTCCCGTACTAAACGTACCATATGAAGCCACAATGATTGCATTTTGTTCTCTTTCAGTAATCTCTCTGACTAACTCTCTTTCTTCTGCATCGACTCCACCATGCACATAAAAAACTTTACGACCATCTTTAGCAGAATTATTTATTGATTCGTATAAAGGTTGACCATGAGTTTCAACTCTAGAAAAAAGAACAAGAGTATTGCCTTTTAGATCTAATGCAAGATTTTTAATAAAGTTATTTCTTTTAGGATGACCAATAATGAACTGAACTTCATCTTCAAAGTTTTCAAATTGTTGCGGATTGTGTTTGAGAATAATAATTTTGATCTGAAGTTTAGAAAGATGTCCTTTATCAATTAATTCTTTAGTTTGAGTTACCTTATAAGAAGGTCCAAATAGACCTTCCAATACCCATTTATGCGTTTGAGTGCCATCAAGTGTACCTGTAAAACCGAACCTATATTTCGTATTGTCAAGTTTAGTCATGATTCCGACTAAAGACTTTGATTTAAATTGATGAGCCTCATCCCCGATAACTACATCAAACCCATCATAAAAACTTCTAGGTAATTTGTAGATAGACTGCCAGGTAGTAATGACGACAGGGTATTCATTAGTCTTCTCACGTCCACTGTATATGCGGTGACAATAGTCCTCTGCATTCCATCCGTAGTCCTGGAAGTCTTTGAACATCTGTTCAACCAGGGACGTTGTAGGGACCACTAGGAGGGTTTTTTGATCTCTTTCAGCAAAGTATCTGACAATAGAATAAATCATCAAAGATTTGCCAGAAGCTGTCGGTGAGATTAAAAGTTTACGATTATACTTAAGTGCGTCATAAACTGCATCTACCTGATAATCTCTTGGCTTGTGTCTAGATATACGAGTCATGTAATCTTTAACACCTTCATAAGAGATCATTTCATTCTCTTCTAAAGGAGTTCCATAGAATTTATTGTTTTTGAATTCTATTTTATAGTCCCACTTTTTAGCCCAAGAAACTACCTTATCGAGAAGACCTACATAGATCTCTCCTGTATGTGTTGAGAAAAGACGAATCTTTCCATCCCAATACTTACTTCTATACTGGGGCATAAATTTAGCCCCTGGTACATCAAAAGTAAAATGTTCTGAAAGTTCTTGGTAGATATGTGGTTCTGCTTCTATCTTCAAGAATACTTCGTTCTTTTTCGCAATTACAATATCAGTCATATCCTCTAATAAATTTCTGCCACTCAATTGCATTTTTGAGCTGATATGTTCTATTTAATATAGTTTTAAGAATGCTCTCTAGATAATTGAGCATCATTTGATAGTACTCAATCTTAGTTTGGCACTTAATTAAATCCTCATCAGCATCCAGATACTTATCCAAATCTGGTTTAAGTACTTTATGGTCAAACGGTTTTTCTATATAAACTTCTGGTTCAGCTCTACCAGTGTAGTACTGCCACTTTTCCTTCTTTAAGATCTTATATTTGTTTTCCTGAGCCTTCTTTA